TCATCTCAATCGCTTTAATTGGTCAGTTATTTGTTTGCGGGCAGCCGAAATAGACGTCTTAATGCTTGTTTTCGGTCGGTTAAAAAGCAGTGCAATATCATCTAAAGTCATCCCTTCCACATTACGAAGATAAAGGATTTTACGTGTGGCTTTAGGCAATTGATTAAACAACCGAAGGCCCATTTGCCCCCATTCTGTATCTTCCAACATGGCAGAAGCACTATCAGAAGCCATGAAATCTCGGTCAGAAAGCGACACGTTTCCCTTTCTTTTGAGTTGTCGATAGCGTGAAACGCAATGATTACGTGACATGCGATTAACCCACGCTTCAAGCCTTTCGACCTCGTCAAGTCGGTCACGATAGCGCCACAACAAGATGAGAACTTCCTGTACAACATCGTCAATTTCCTCTTCCATTTGTAGGGAAACAAAAAACCTTCTGACGATACTTTCAATCTCAGGTCTTGCAAGTTGTACTATATGTTCATAGGCCTTTTCGTCCATTTTCTACTGTCTGTTCATATAAATGTATAATCCGCAAAACGAAGCGTTCCGAAAAAATAAAACGAAGCGTTCCGCCTCGTAAAACGAAACGTTCTTTTTTCAGGTCCCCCCCATAATGCAAAACGCCTCAGATTTCTCTGGGGCGTTTTGCTGTTTATTCTTCATTACATTTCAGACATTCAAGTCGAACTTTACATTCTCATCACCATCAAGCAGCAACCTCGTGCGCTCCAAGTTATTCTCGTATATGTGCACATTCCCGAGGTTCAGCGTTATGTTCTTCAGCGGCAGGTCTATCTGCCGTGCCATGAGATAGAGGTGGTATATATCTGCCGGCAGTCCAAGGTTTGCGTCACTGCTTCGCTGATAGGCTGACAAGACCAGTTCGCCCTCGTCTATCTGGAACTGCACCAGGCTCAGGCATGGTGCCTGGTTGCTCTCTGCACCTGTCTCGCCGAGGAACAGCACATAGTTCTTTGAGTTGCGCTTCTCGCGGTTTATCCTCACAATCAACGGCGGCAACTTCTCAAAATAGGTCGGATAACTGTTCACAAGCACGCTCCCACAATAGTCCCACCAGTTGATACCAGCCTCGCGATATTTCTCCACCAGCCGCTCACCTTGCATGAACAGCTGTAGTTCATTCTTCAACTTCTTGCGTGCTATGCCGTGGCTCTCAAATATATCAAGCAGGTCGGCTGGAGACAACGACAGCTGCTCATTGAGCAAATAGCGGATATTGCCTTTCTTATTAGTCTGGATCTTTCCTCGTTCCAAAATCTTTCCCAGTGTCTGATAGTATTTGTTCATCGTTCAAACGGTATTAGAATATAATTCAAGCAACGTCCGTATAGAGCATGATGTCCGTATAGGACGCATTATAATTCATGTGGGCATTGAACTCTCTGCGGTGACAGTTCTCAAAGGGGTTACCGATGAGCTTGTTCTTACCTATCCATTCACAAAGCTCCACTATGGAAGACTTGTTCGAGGTGAAGTAAATGAACCGATGTCCGGAGAGGACGGTCAACACGTCAAGGTAGTCAGATAGCTTCCAGTACATCTTGTAGGTCTTGCTATCCGTACTCAGGTATGGGGGATCGACGAGGAAAACTACACCCGGCACATCCTTGTATCGCTCAAACACCTCTTTATAATCACAAGAGGTAATGGTCAGCCCGTCGAGATAGTCGCTGCAAGACGGATAGTCGGCAGCCTTGATGTTGTTGTACAGTGTCTCTTTCTCAAAGTCGGAGAATTCGGTAGCATACTTCATTGAGAACATTACCGACGAGGACAGCGTTATATAATCGACATATCCGTGGGTACGCTCATGCCTGAGTATGCAGGACAGTACGCGTTCCCGCGCCTCTCCCAATATTGGCTTGTGCCGTGGTACGTCCACGATTTTCCTCAGTTCCGCCAACAGTTCATTCGTCTGCGGAATATGCTCCAGCCGAAGCCTGTAACCGTCGAAATCATTATATACCACGGTGGAGTCCGGTTTTTGGCACTTGGCGATATGTGACAACAATCCACTGCCACCGAACAGGTCCACGAAGGTCGTATTGTCAGGGAACTGCCGGAGTACCTTGATGTACTCCTTGGCAAACATCCGCTTCTGTCCCTGAAAAGGAAGCGGTGCCGAAAGGTATTGTCTTCTCATTGTCTCACTAAATTGGTATGGCAAAGTTCGCTATATTCGGTGAGCCAGAAGAACATTCGTACCAAATCACACTGCAAGCGTTTTGCAGTCGCTTTGAAAGCGCTTGATGAGTCCGTACACCTTGCGTTCGCTTATCGCATACTTTTCAGACAACCGGGCTACGATATACGACACTTTCTCGCCGCGCCCCAGCAGCGTGGTGTAATCGGCGTATAAGTCCACATATTCAGCATCCTCCAGCCTTATACCAGACATTTTGAGCCTATTTATCAGCTCCCTGTTAAATTTCAAGACCTCTATTATCTTCATATTCACAAAATTTTGTATCTTTGCAGTGTCTCACTTATTAAACAACAAAAAGCCCATAAGATGTGGCAGAGGGTATCGGCCCCCGGTCAGCATCTTATGGGTGTGTTGTTTAATAGTAAGTGAGACGACTATTTTAACAGGCCGGGGGCTTTTTAACGCCCTACCCCCGAGGGCAGTCTTCAGAGTTTATTCAATCCGGTATTGTTCCAAATCGAACGCGTCTTTCATCTTCCAGCCGGCATCCAGCGTTTCCAGAATGTAGCGCATGGCTTTCGTATAGAAGTCCGTAAGGTCTTCCATGTTCTCAAATACGCGGTACACCGGCTTTTCGTCGGAACCGAACTTGAACTTCACCGGAAGCGTGGCACCGTCGGACTGTCTGGCAAGGTCATAGGCCGCCTTGTAGTTGAACTGGTTCTCCGTCGACAGCCACACGGTATTGCCCTCGTAACTGAATCCTGAGAGGATAGCCCGATCTGTCTGGTTGTTGTACCAGTCGATGACGGTTTCCTTGATTTCCTCGTCATTTGGTCTATGGTCGAATTCCGTTTCCATGTAGTCTGCGGCTCCATTGCTTTTTTCGTGCACGTCCCAGCGGACGCGCCACTTGTTCCTTGCCGGGCTGACACACTCCATCAGCTTGACACCGGCAGCTCCTTCTACTCTTTGCATGTCTTTTTTTCTAAGTGAATACATACTTGGTCCTGCCTTTCCCGAATGTCTCCGTCTTGATGGTTGTTTCAAACGGGAAGCCGTCCGGCATTTCCTTGATTTGTGCGAGGATATTCTTCATTTCCTCACTGTTGGTAAAGAACTTCTTGGGTTCTCCGTTCTGCTCGATGGCGACGATGCAACGGTCTTCTCCCTGCTCGGTCTTGATGCCCGTCTCAAAATCCTTGACGATGACGGGCAGGTTGACCAGTTCCCTGATACTGACGACGGCTCCGGGAAACATCCTCTTGCCGTCCGGTGGATTGTAGGCCACCTTCAATTCCTTGAATGATCTCATTGTTTTGCCTGTTAATTTATTAAACAACATATTACAGTCAGCGTGTTTTGCCATGCCGTAAAAGCTCGCTATCAATTCACGCCGCCTCTTCCTACTCTTCACCTCGTGCATTTTCCTGGCCATCTTCTGCTTGATGCGCTTGCGCAGCTCCACATGGCCGGCATCGTATATCACATAGCCCAGGAAGTCGATACCTTCACTCACGGGGAACACCCGTTCATTGGGCTTCACCGTCAGGCCTATCTCCTCCATGCACTCATGCACGATGTCATGCACCATCCACAATTCCGCTTTCGATTTACCGAGTACCACGCCGTCATCACAATAGCGGTAGAAATGACGCACGCCGCACCTGTCCTTCAGGTAATGGTCTAAAAATACAGACAACAACAGGTTGCCCAACCCCTGCGAGCTTCTCAGTCCGATACTGATACCCTTCGGCATCATGTGTACGAAACGGTCAAGCAGGACTATGAGCGTCCTGTCCTTGAAGACCCTGTTCACGCAGTACATCACGAAATCCGGTCTCACGCTGTCATAGAACTTGGAGATGTCGAACTTGTAACAGAACCGCGTACCTTCAGGGTCTTCCCGCAAGTCCCTGCGGATATAGTCCAGCAGGTCATGCATACCCCGTTCCTTGATGCTTGCGGAGGTAGTACGGATGAACCGCTTCCGCAGGTGCCTGTCCACAACGTTCATCACGGCATGCACCCCGATACGGTCTTTCATGGGGAGAACCTGGATACGGCGCAGCTTCCCGCTTTCGAGGATTTCCCGCTCACGATAGTCCGTAACATTGAACGTACCGTCCGCAATCTGACGGGACAAGTCCCGTATCACCTCTTCCCTATGCGCAAGGAGCCAGCGGCCCTGGCGGCACCGTTTCCGTTTCATGCCGCGCAAGACCGTATCAAAGGACTCGGACATGTTTCCGTAGTCCACTATCTCCTGTATGATATATCCTTCCCTGCGCATAGTTTTTCCAATTTCGGCTGTTAAGCCTTCAATCCTCAGGCCCGGCTTCTTCGAGACGTTTCCGTCCTACCAAACCCTACCTGTCAAAGTTATTTTTCACCTTTCCGGCATCTGTGGCCGCTTTTGGTGAGGCTCCGTTCCCTCAGCACCGCATCAGGGACACGTCCCCGTCGCTGTACGCTGATTTGGTTTCTTTCGGTTGTTGTCCAGACGCGACCCGATGTTCGTGTTCGAGTTCGAAGCATCGTTATTCGCATGCGAGCACGTAACGCCACCATTCGCATTCGCGTTGTTGTTGCCGCGATAGACCACACGGGACTATGGGAACTTCCGCCATATTACTTTCAGCTACAAAGGTACTCATTTTCAGCGAGGATGTCGAAAAAAATCGCGAACATCGACGGGCTTCGCCCGTATTCCGAAGTCCTCGTTCCTCGGACATGACGCTTTGTCGCTTCGCTCCCGCTTTCCGCCTACGCCACCTCGACAGCCGACTTGAACGCGGCCACGCTTTGCGCCCTAACGATTCTGCCGCGGAAGGCCAGACGCGACCCGATGTCGTGCTCGAGTCGAAGCATCGTAATCGCATGCGAGCACGTAACGCCACCATCGCATTCGCGTAGTCGTAGCCGCGATAGACCACACGGGACTGTGCGCTGCTTGTCCAGTATTTATCAGAGTAATAGGTCGATGAAGAACCGTTTACATTGCCCACCGGGACAACATCCATATATTTCCCATGCGCCACGGCAGTTATCCACCAGTCGCCATTGCTGCCACTTTTGACCATACGAATACTGCCGTCCGGCATCCAAATGCGCCATTTGAAATAATTGTTACTGTCATTCGGCAAATCAACGCCGTCCATCATTTCCCACTTGTGGCCGTAAATATCTTCGTAACCCAGACAGCAGATGTTGTTCACCTGTGTCACTGCTGCACCGCCATACTCGTCTACGCTCCTGTACCAGGCATATTGGTGCACGCCATAGTCCACGATACTATTCGTAACGCCACTGCTGACGCCGCTCGCCTCCGTATAGCCGATAGTGTCCCGCATGCCACGCTCAGCCGTGCCGCCTGTCGTGCGGTTGTTCGTGTGCTGTCCCGCTCCGCACTGTTCCTGAGCGTTCCTACGTCCGTAGCAGGCGAAGAACAGGTTGGCAATGCGTGAGTGCATCAGCGCATCTATCTGTTGCATGCCACGCTGAACACTGTAATAATGAAAGTCCGTCCAAGTCATGCTTGCCGTCGTGCTGCCGCCGGTAATGGCCGCACGCAGTTTGGAACCGATGACCGTAGAGCCGACTACGGCACAGAGATGTTCGTTGTTGGCCACCTG